CTGGTAAACGAGCTAATGCCCCTGTCATCGGGTTGTGTCCTGAACATCACAGAGGTAATACAGGAATACACGGCCTTGGTCGCAAGGCTTTCGAGCGCAAATACCAAATTACCGAAGAAGGATTGCTTCAAATAGTATCCGAACGATTACAACTCCAGTCTTGATTTATAAACAAGATTGTTTACAGTTCTAAGCTATCCCAACCAAATTCTCTTGCAACTTGCCGAGTACGGGTTCTAAAAGCTGGCCCATGTTTATCCCAGTTGTTTGTTTTCCAAAAGCTCATGTGACAAATTTCATGCGCCAAGCTACGCTGAACAGTATCAAAATGTTCATTACGCAATCGGCTTATAGTAATGATATGGGGCTTCTCTAAATCTTCTTGGTAGCGATAGGTAGCCATAGCATCGCTTTCCCTTGTTACTTTGAAACTTATAAGTTCTGGTGCAGGCAAATCCCATTTACGCATTGGATGACAAGATGCCATACAAAGGTACAAATTTTCTAAAATAAATGGGGTTAGTTTCATGCCATCATGCCATCATACTTTGTTAATACAGCCACGAAACTCAAATTCACCGTTTTCTTCATCAGTAACCATAATAAGCTCTGGCATCAACATTCTGCCTTGATCAAATGAAAGTAACACTAGTCCAGAACGCCAGTCAAGGGGTGAGTCTTCCGTGTAGCCGAAGCTGGGACTCAAAGGGTTAGCTAAACAACCAGTTTGAACTCCCCAATAAGTTCCTTGATAATTTGTTATAGGACTTGCACAAAGAACATGGGTATGACCCGTAATAATGTTTGTATTGCCTGCCGCAGTTAAATTGTTATAACCTGCTAAACGACCGCCTTTATGCCTGTGTTTAACTACAGTATCTTCGCCTATCCAATATGACCAACAAGTTTTCCATTCAGGAAAATGGTATTTAAGGCTAAAACCATCTACACCGCTATATTCAGGTACTTTATTAACCAAAAATGACTCGTATCTTAAATCGTGGTTACCCATGGGCCATATGAGTTCACAGCCTGCTGGCTTATGTTTAACAATTTCATCTAAATGGTAACGACAATAACTAAGTTCATCTAATACAGAAGGTTTTTCATCATAATTAATAGTAGGAAAACGACTAAGAACTTGCCCGTCAAACGCATCACCGTTGCAAATAATGACTTGAGGCTGAAATTCTTTAATCATTAAAAGCAATGCTTTAAACGCTACTGTGGTTGTATCGGTGAAATGGGCATCACTAAAGACTATGACCCGCTTAACCTTATCTACATCTATGCCCCGTCTAACATTATGAGGGGTTTGCTCTATTTTCTTTAACGCCTTTTTTTCAGTTCGTTGAGAATTAAAAGTAGGTAATTCAATGCTATGGTAAATTTCAAGCGCTTTACGCCTTGCCATAATTGATCTGGGATTCATTTTTAACACTTCAGCTACAAGCGTAGGGCTGCCCAGCTTATTCCATAATTCAATAAAAACTTCATCTGTTATTTTTGATTTAAAGGACATAGACACCCTATTTGATGTAAAGTTAGCGTATCTTAACCCATAATAGTGACAAAATGGCATATGCTAAACGGACTGATCAAAATCAACGAAAGATTATGGATGCTTTTAGAGCAATGGGCGCTCAAGTATTTGACTTATCTAGAGTTGGAAAGGGAATCCCCGACCTCTTGGTCGCCTGGCGAGGACACACATTATTAGTTGAGGTAAAGTCTAGCGAAAAAGCGCTTTATACTAAAGACCAGTTAACTTTTATAGCTGCTTGGCAAGGTGGCCCACTTGCTAGAATCAACGATATTGAAGGTGTAAAAAACCTCTTAAATTCAATTTCTGATTTATAATGTGTTATGGAAAATAATGTAGCCTTATTTGCTGCCACTTTGTTGCACTCAGCGACAAATACCCATTTCTTTCATTGGTCTACAAATTCATTTAGCCAGCATAAAGCGCTTCAAAAATACTATGAAGGCATAGTTGATCTGGTAGATAGCTATGTAGAAGCATATATGGGCTGTTATGAGCAAATCAAGAAGTTTCCTAGTGTTTATCACCAACCCAAAGAACCTTTAGCTTATCTAGAATCCCTTAAAAAGTTCGTAGATGAAGCCGCCCAAGACCTTCCGCAGGAACAAGCCTTGATCAACATTATGGCTAGTATTGCTGAATTAATCGACTCTACGATCTATAAACTTAAATATTTGAGGTAATCATGCCATTAATGAAATCAGCTTCTAAAGCCGCAGTTGGTAAAAACATTGCCAAAGAAGAAATGGCTGGAAAACCTAAGAAACAAGCCGTAGCTATTGCATTAAGCGTACAGCGTGAAGCCGCCAAAGGTAAGCGCAAAGCTGTTCTAGAAACCGCTTACAACAAATACATGAAGTAACATGGTTAAGCTGGCTGAACTTCTTAAAGGCTATACACCGCCAACGGAGTCAGCCCTTGCCGACCCTATAAAACAGCATTTTAAAACTTTGCCTGCTCAAACAACAGCAAATCTACTTAGACAGCGCCAAAATGTAGATCAAGCCCTAGCAATGGGTAATAACGGTATAGAAATAGCTGATCCCCAAGCATTAAATGAATTTATGTCTGAAGTTCCTAATTTAATGGGGTCAATGAATGTTTTAAAATCTGCCCAAAAACAAGCAGCTTTACCTGTTGCTGAAGGTGGTTTAGGGTTGCCTGCTGCTAATACACCTGCTGAAAGAGCAGCAGCCCAGGGATACATTGATTACTATCATGGAACTGAAAGATTAGATCGGTTACTGGAAAACAAAACTTTAAATCCTAAAAGAGCAACTTCTGGCCCAATGGCATATGGAACAGACAATCGTGATGTAGCTTCAAGTTATGCTACAGGAAAATTAGATACTAGTAGAATTATTGAAAATGATTCTGGTGATTTATCACAATATTTTGAAGTATCACCTAAAGATTTGGGATATACAAGAAGCAAAACTCCATTAACAGTAGAGCAAAGTTGGTATCATCTTAATCCAGAAAAAAAAGCTGAAATTCTTGATAAAGCAAGAAAAATTGGGTATGAAAATCCAGAACAAGGCACGGGTAACTTTATAGTTCATGCTACTGATAAAGGCGCTCCTTTTGGAAAACAACATTTTGAACATACATTACAACGTGAAGCCAAAGGCAATCCATTAACTGCATTGCGCCAACTATATGCTGAAAGCGGCATATTAGATGCTTATGCACCGTCACAATTGGCTGATATATACAAATTAGCTGGTTATCCTCATGCTATTAGTCAATCTAATGCGCCTTGGTCATCTGCGCCAGGCGTAATGTTAGGAAAAGCTAGAATTACCAATCCAATTCGTACCAATAATGTTGAAGAAATACAAACAAAAATAATTCCAGCTTTAGAAGAAGCATTTAAAAATGATCGCACAAGAGTAAAAAGTGGTGGTGCAGATCAATGGGACAAAAACACTAGATATACCCCTAAAGAATGGGTAAATACATTAAAACAAGATTTAATTAATGGCGTTGGAACTCCTATACCTGAACAATCTTATGTATGGACATCTATACCTGATAAAGTAACTGAACAACTTAAAAAGCTAGGTTATAACGGCATTATTGATACAGGCGGCAAAATGGGAGGCGCAGGACATCAAGTAGTAATTCCTTTTGATCCAGGCCAAGTGCGTTCTAAATTTGCAGCATTTAATCCCAAAGACATTGGTAAGCCAGACCTTTTAGCTGCTGGTGCTGTATTGCCATTAGCTGATGAAGATAGCAGACGAACAATACTTGAAAAGTTATTTGATAAAAAATAGGTATATAATAAAAGCCTTATATATCAAACACTTGAGAATATATGGAATCTAAAGTAGAAAACAGTAGAAAAAAGACAGGCGGCAGATCAGCAGGAACGCCCAATAAGGCTACTCAAGAGGCTAGGGAAGCGATTAAAGCCTTACTTGATGCCAACATACCTTATATTCAATCGTGGCTTACAAGCACCGCAGAAGGCATCTATGACGATGACTCTCAAAAGTGGTTAGTGCAGCCTAATCCTGCTAAAGCCTGTGAGATCGTACAAAACTTAGTTGAATACTCTGTACCTAAGTTAGCTAGAACTGAACTGGTAGGAGATAAGAACGCCCCACAGCATATAACTATTTCATGGGCTGATGAAAGTTAAACTTTTATATCGCCCTAGAAGCGTATTTGAGGACTTTCACAGGCGTAAACAAAGGTGGGCAGTAATTATAGGTCACAGGCGCATCGGGAAAACCGTACTATGTATTAACGATCTCTTGGTTAGAGCATTGACTGAAAATAAACCAAATGCTCAATACGCCTACATAGGCCCTTATTACTCACAAGCAAAAAGCGTAGCCTGGACATACTTACAGCGTTATTCTCAACCTTTCTTAAAGCAAGCTAATCAATCCGAGTTATGGGTAGAACTTGTGAATGGAGCTAAGATCAGGTTATTTGGTGCTGATAATCCCGATGCCCTTAGGGGTAACTACCTAGATGGCGTGGTTTTAGACGAATACGCTGATATGAAACCTAGGCTATGGGGTGAAGTCATACGACCTTTACTTACTGATAGAAACGGTTTAAATGGTTATCAAACTTGGGCTACATTTATCGGTACGCCTAAGGGCCATAACGGGTTTTACGACATTTATAACCAAGCTTTGCAAGACGAAGATTGGTATGTCAAAGTTCTAAGGGCTAGTCAAACAGGCATTATTCCTGAAGATGAATTAAAAGATGCTGCCAAGATGATGACAGGCGGTCAATATAGGGCTGAGTTTGAGTGTGACTTTGAGTCTGAAATACAAGGAGCTATATACGGTGTAGAGATGCGTATATTAAATGACATGGGGCATATTACCCAGGTTGAGCATGATCCTATGTTTCCTACATTTACAGCTTGGGACTTAGGTTATTCAGACGATACAGCGATCTGGTGGTTTCAAGTCGTACATGGTGAGATCAGGGTTTTAGACTACCACTCAAGCAATGGGCAAACCATTCCGTATTACACAGGATTGATTAGGGCTAAAGAACAAGAGTTTGGATACACATATGGCACTCATTATTTGCCACATGATGCTAGAGCTAAAACATTAGCTAGTGGAGGAAAGTCCATAATTGAGCAACTTTCTGTTAAAATTCCATTAGAATTGATGAAAATTGTGCCAAATTTGTCACTTCAAGACGGAATACAAGCAA